ATACGGGGTATGTTTGGGTTTCGTTTTAGATGGTTGATGGCGAAATCCAGACAGTCCATCCCTGATACTTTGAGAGGATTCTTTGGGTTTAAGAGAGGTGCCAATTCCTCTATAAACTTCCCGTATGCTTCACTATCGTGCTCGGACAGTACACTATCCATCTTCCTTGCAGTTAAACTCTCGTACGAGCCTATTAAGACCGTTTTAAGACCTTTCTGCCAAACGAGTACGACCTTACTTGAAACAAAAATTTTAATTGTCTTAAAAACATCATGTCTTTCAATCACCCTTACGAGTGCGTCAGAGATGTTTTCCTCTTCAGGTTCAACAAGAGATTGTTTAAGAGAGAATAACTCACTTTCAACCTCATCTACTGTAAGTCCTTTCTCTTTCATCCATGTGAACTTCAACTCAGTTTCGTTAACAGCAACAGGACGACCAGCTCCAGGGTGTTTCCTACATAATTCACCCTTTTTATTCAAAACAAACATAAAACAACAATCTCCTTTCCATGAGATATAAGTTTAGGTAACAATTAACACTATGCTAACTGGGTTTAAGCAGTTTACCTTAGATAGGGTTTTTGTGTCAAACGTATATTCTAATTTTAAAATAAATAAATATTTAATTAATTATTATTTTTAATTTTAGAATATTAGTTTTATCTAATAAAAGGTTTACAATTTCACAATTACATATTTTGGTTTTATATTAATTGGTGATCGGTACTTCAAGACTATTGACTTTATGTTTTACATTGCCTTATTTCTAATAGTTATAGACTTTTTTACTCAATTGTGGGGTTTGAGTGGCTGATTTAAGGAAACATGAGCAGATAGTAATCCAAGAGATTAATGATCGTACTCATATCATCTTTAAAAAAGCTGCTTTAAAAGGAAAAGCAACTAACGCAGACGTGCATAATGCAGTGTTGATTGCTGCTCGTATGCAAGCTGAAAAATACATTGAAAAATTATCTAGAGGCGCTCCATTAGATACACATGAGATTAGAGCATTAAAAGATTTAGCGGATATTTGTAAGATTGAAGCCCCACAAATACAAATAAATCAACAGAATCTTGGTGCGGATAATGAGTCTATTAATAATATCAAAAAAAGTTTGTATCAAGCTTTGACTGATAGAATTTCAAAACAAAATTAAGACTACTTAGGCGTTGGAAGTGGAATGGATAGTATAGTTGACTTAGTGTCTGTAAGACAAGTTAAAGAAGGCGATCTTCAATTTATTTTAGATTCTTTTACGACTTGTTTAATCCGTTACAAAGAATCCATTTCCATTGGTCTTAATCAATCCTACGCTCACAAACTCTACGAAAAAATGATTTTAAGTGTCCTCAAGAACCCAAACTACAGTATTTTTGTGGCTTGTCATAAAAATGACACTGATAATATCATTAGTTATCTCATAGCAAACCCGAGTAATAATCACATTTTCTTTGGCTATACAAAATACAGCTACAGACTACTTGGAGTTCAAAAGAACTTATTGATTCCGTTTCTAATTAATGAAAAAGAAAAAATTACAATACAATTTCCTACTAAGTTTGGATTAAATTTAGTTAAGGGAGGAAAATGCGAAATCGAAAACAAGTTTTTGGAGGATTTTTTAAATGAAGATAACTAAATTGATACTAAGGTCGGTCACTCAGTATTTGGGGCATTCCACTTCAGTAGATGGAGCTAAACATACAATAGAATTTGACCCAGTTCGTCAGATATTTTTAGTAGATCTTAGAGTAGGTATTCCGGCTTCTTATGTGGCTGAATTTGTTTATGAAGAAGAACCAGGTAAAAAAGAGAAACAACAATCAACTAAGAAAAAAGTGAAGGAGATAAAGGATGAAAATTGACTACATATTGACAGACATTCCAATAGGTGTTTTAGCAGATGCAACTATATTTCATAATCCAACTCATAATATTGAATATCAAAGGAATCCTGAAGGATACTTGATTAATACATCTGTTTTTATCCCAATCTCTAAAATTTCTTACGTAGTTTTTAAAGAGTCAGATGACGAATCCACAACTGCTTGAACAATTTTATAGATCAGCACCTCTTTACCGTGAACTATTTGACAAACAACTTGAGTTTGCTTTGTCTCCTAGTCGGTTTATTGCTGCTGTTTGTTCTAGACGGGCAGGAAAAACTACAGTATGCGCAGTAAAAGCTATGCAAGAGTTATTGAATGTTCCTGGTTCTATTGGGTTGTATCTTGCTCTTACAGACAGAAGTGTTGAAGATATCTTTATGCCAACTATTATGCCGTTAGTTACTCGGTACAAAATCAAATGCAAAGTGAATCGAGATGAGATTATCTTTGATAATGGAAGTAAACTATTAGTTTGCGGAGCGAATCATATTCATAAGATAGAAACATTTCGAGGAATCAAGCTTTTGTTTTGTATTATTGATGAAGCGGCTTCGTTTTCTGAAAAGATTCTTCATTATTTGGTAGATGAAATTGTAGGACCAGCATTATCAGACCATCAAGGACAATTAATGTTGATAGGAACTCCGGCTGCTCATTGCATGGGTATGTTTTATGAAGTTACTCAAGGGACAGAGCCAATCTGGATTGTTAAACGATGGACTGCATTTGATAATCCATATATGAAAGACAATTTTAGAAAAGATGCTGAACTTTTTTGTTTAAGAAAACAATGTGACAAAAATCATCCAAAGTTTAGAAGAGAATACCTTGGAGAGTGGTGTGCCGATGATGAATCATTGATGATTCGTTCATTTCATACAGAATTTCCACTTTCACATTATTCAAATGACAACTGGAGGTCTGTCATTGGAATTGACTTTGGATTTAACGATGAAACTGCTTTTTCAGTCATAGCTTGGGCTAAAAATAATCCAAAGACTTATGTGTTGGAGTGTTTTGGGATTACTAAGAGTTCTGTCAGTCAAATAGCTCAACAACTTCAAAGATTAAAACAAAAGTATAAACCAGTTGCTTTTGTAGGAGACCCTGCTGGTGCTTCTAAAATAATGATGTTGGAATTCAAAGAAAAATATGGGATATTTATGGACTCCGCTCAAAAAACCAACAAAGCACACTACATTGAAATTCTTAATGATGCTTTACTTAACAAAGTTTTAGTCCTTCATCCAGAAACTACACTTGAACTTCAAAAAGAGATGAGAACCGTAGTTTGGAATGAAGAGCGTACTAGGGAACAAGAAGGTATGAAGTGCGACCAGTTAGATGCAACTTTATATGCTTACAGAGAAGCCCTTGGCTACACAGAAAAAATACTTTTAAAAGTACAAAAAACGGAAGAAGATATAGAAAGAGAACTTCTTAATTCCATTATCCTAAAAGATATGGAAGAAAAACATTCAAGAAATGGCGATTCTTTTTACTCAGACTTGAATCAATACATGGGGCAATAGAAATGGATGTACTGACAAGGTTTAGAAGAAGAGAAAAAGAGAAACCGGCAACTCCTTTACCCCCTGTATATAAATCAAAAGAACAATGTTTAGAAGAAATTTGGGCAAAGAAAGGTGAAATTATAAAAGTATCTGTAATAAAAAAGTCAGGAAGTTTTTATGCGGTCTACGGGCAAGACAATAAAGTCTTATTTTTAATAACACAGAAAATTTACGACGAACTAAAATAAAGGAAATATAATGAAAAAATATGATTCAATGACATATCCAGACTGGGTTAATGCTCAAAAACATGAAGTACATCAATCTTTGTATGCTCAAGTTTATGAATTCGATAGAAATGTAGGAACAACTGTAAATTACAATGCATTAAATGGGATGAGTACATACCTCAACAGAGGTTTGATGAACACAAGTTCAACTGGCTACATGAATAGAGATGTACCTAACTCTACATCGGCTAACTTTACTAGATTAAATTTTAATATAACCGCTGCTATTATCGATACATTAACCGCTAAATTAGCTTCAATTCAAGCAGTCCCTCAAGCAGTCACTTCTAAAGGAAATGCAAAAGGTAGAAAACTTGCTGAGGATCTAAATCACTTATTAAAAGGAATTTTTCATAAGTATAATGTGAGTCACAAAATCAATCTTGCATACAGAGATGCAATGATTTCTAATGCAGGATATCTTAAAGTAATTAAAGAAAATGGAGATATGAGAATTGACAGAGTTCGGGTAGATGAAATTATTGTCGATTCCGCTGATGGATTCTACAACGAACCTTACAAAATGGTTCATCGTAAAAGTGTTCCCGTTGCAGTAATGGCTGAAAAATATCCTAAGTTTAGAATGCAAATAGAATCTTGCCCTACCCAAGTGGTATCTGAAGCAAATCAACGTAATTACACTCCAATGATAGTTGTACTTGAGGCTTGGTGTAAAAATTCTTACAAAGAAAAAGGACGTCACGTAATCTGTATTGAAAACGTGGATCTTGTTGATGAGGAATGGAATAAAGATTATTTTCCCGTATTAAAATGTGACTACAATGAACCTATTATAGGATGGTTAGGTCAGTCTGTTGTTGATGAATTGAATTCTATTCAAGCAGAAATAGATAGAATTTTAATTACAATGCAGTCAATTATGAAAATCATATCTGTTCCTCGTATTTTTTATGATAATAATTCCAATATCAATTTAAATCACATTACTAACCAACTTGGAGCTTGTATAGGATTTGATGGGAAAAATGGAATTGCTCCTATTATTCATAACGGAGCTGGAATGCCTCCAGAATTACCAACACAACTTCAAAGCTTAATAGCAAAAGCTTACGAAAGAGTTGGCTTAACCCCAATGGATACTCAGGGAATGCAAAAGACCGGTTCCGGAAATCAGTCCGGAGAAGCTTTAAAAACAATGACGGAAATTAAATCGGAGAGATGGCAGCTTCTTCAAAAGAATTATGAACAATCTCACGTTGAACTTGCAGATATTATTCTTAAAGAATTGCAGGGAACTAACATGAGAATATCAGCACTTGATAGAAACATAGGATTAAAAGAAATTAAAACAAAAGTGATACCAAACGTTTGTGATTCATACACTTTAAAAATATTTCCTGTATCTTCTTTACCTTCCAGTATACCTGATTTGATTGATTCCGTAGAGAAAATGAAAGACTTAGGTGTTATTCAACCTTCTCAAATCCCCGAACTATTTAAGATGCCTGATTTAGATACATTTACGTCACTTCAATCTGCACCAAGAAGATTAATAGATAAAAAACTTGAAAGCATGTTAGATGGGGGACCTTACTGGAACCCTGAGCCTTATTATGATCTGGATTACGCTTTGACTGCAGCAATTCAACAATACAATCACGGTCAATTAAATGATGAATCAGACAAGAATTTAAGTTTACTTCGTCGATTTATTGATGACGTTAAAACTTTAAAAGATCAAACAACTCAAGTTAATCAACCGCCTATGCCTCAACAACAGCAAGTTCAACAACAACCACAAAATATGCAACAACAACCAACAGGAGAACCATTACAATGACAGATACAGAAACACCCGTAGAGTCTAATACGTCTAATAATGCATCAGAAAATGCATCCAAAGTTGAAGAAACAGAAAAAATTGTTGAAAAAACAAATGCACCTGTTGCAGAATCAGAGGAAAAATCTCCTTTGGCCGAACAATTTAATAGAATTGCTCAACAGGAAAAATTTATTAAAAGCGAACGTCAAAAAATTGACGAAGCTAGAAAACAATTTGAGGCTGAAAAGGCTTTGGCAGATAACTACAAAGCAATTAAAGATAAAAACCCATTTGAAATTTTAGAACATTTTGGAATTACTTATGAAAAATTGCTAGAAGCTGACAAAGAAAGAAACAATCCAGTAGATCCTGCAGTAAAAAAAGCTTTAGAAAGAGTTGAACAATTAGAACTTAGACTATCTAAAGCAGATAAAGAAGCTGAAGAAGCTCGTATAGCTAAAGCAGAAGTTCAATTAAGAGCAGACATTTCAAAAACAATAAAAGAAAAAGAATATGATATTATTGAAAAATTAGGGGCTGAAGATGCAGTTAAAGATTACATGGAAGAATACTTTAATGAAACTGGAGAAATTCCTAAAATTGAGGAAGCTTGTCAGGCAATTTTAGATGAATTAGTAAATAAATTTATATCTATTAAAGATTCCAAATGGATTGCATCTAAAAATCAACCTAAAATTGAAGAAAAATCAATAGAAAAAGAAGAAGAAAAAATACTAAGTAACAAATTAACTCAAACATCTCAACCGTATACTGGGGCTAAAACCAATGAAGAAAGAATGGCTGAGGCATTGACATTATTAAATTCATTATGAGACTTTGTATTTAGGCAGAGAACGCCTGTTATACCTCTTAAGATTTCCCTGATCCTAAGATTGTAAGTAATAAGGAAAGAAACTTTTTTATTAACTTATTCTTCTTAAGGATCTTTTATGTCAACCTCGTTAAATCAAACTCAATTTGCTCCTTTATTAAAAACATTATACCCAGCGGAAGCTGTAAAAAATGAAGTTTACCCTAAAAATCCTTTCTTTGCTCTTGTTGAAAAAGACACTGGATTTTACGGCGATTCTTCTAAAGAACCTGTAATTTTTGCAACTCCACAAAACAGAGCAGCAGGATTTTCAGCGGCTAATACTATTGCAACTACTTCCCAAGCTCGTTCATTTTTACTTACTCGTGTACCTAACTATTCTATGGCTTCTATCTCAAATGAAACTATGCTTTCATCTGAATCTGATAAAGGAGCATTTTTAAAAGCTCTTAAATATGAAATGGACAACGCTTTACTCGCACTTACTCGTGCTATCAGCACTCAATTATTTCGTACAGGTACTGGTACAATTGCTCAGATTGCTTCTACTGCTACTGTAAATAGTTCTTCTGTTTACGTTGCATTAAGTAACCCAGAAGATATTGTAAATATTGAATACGGTATGCAGCTTGCATTTTCTGCTACAGACGGTGGTGCTACTCGTGCAACTACTGGATGTTTTGTTGTAGCAATTGACCGTCAAGCAGGTTCTTTCCTCTGTTCGGCTACATACGGCGGAGCTCCAGCTGCACTTACATCTCTTGTAACTTCTCCTGCTGCT